GGAAGAACTGGGCGGACAGCGACTTTCTGACGGTACGCATCAGCCATCTGGAATCAAGGGCATTGGAGACAGATGGTGTGGTGGATGTTTCGGACTGCGGCATCAACGGCGGCAGCGGCAACCTGATTCTGGGGGCGAATGATGTGCCTGTGCTGGGTGAAATTGAGGTGAAGCAATGACGGAGAACAGATATGAAAAGCACTGCCCGTGTACGGTGAGCGAATTGAGAGAGTTTCGGAAGCTGGGAGAAATCGAGGGGACGATTTTGGAAGAAGCGGCGGCAGCAAAAGAGACACTGGAACGAAACCAATGGATTCTGACAGCGGAAAAAAGCGGTCTTCTGCGACTGGCAGGGATGATGGGCTTTTTCGGGGCAGAGCAGATGGAAACAGAGGAGCTGCGGGAGGAAATTCTTTCGCGCTGGTGCAGCCGCAGTCCATATACCTATTTTCATTTGCAGGACTGGCTGGACGGGTGTGTGGGTGCGGGAAATTATATCGGTACTCTGGAAAGGGAAAGCTACAGACTGCGGCTGGTACTGGAATTATGCGTGAAGGAAAAACGAGAGTTTTTGCAGAAGCATCTGCGGAAAATTATTCCGGCAAATCTGGTTTTGCAGGTGAATCTGAATGTGAATACGCATGGGAAGCTGCACAGAATGCGGCACGGTGAGATGAAGGAAAAAGGGCTGACCTACGGCGGGATTCCCTTTGAAATTTTGCCGGAGGAGGAAGGAAACAGTGCAGTTTCGGGCAAAAAACTGTTGCAGAGAATGAGAGGATGTGCTACAATACAAAAATAGTGGGGAGAAATGTCCCCAAGCGTGACGAGATTCCACTCGGCGGAGTGAAAATACAGGAGGTTTTGGCATGTCTACAATCGGTATGGTATTAACAGTTATTTTGATGATTCTTGCGGTGATTCTTGCGGCAATCATTCTGATGCAGTCCAAGCGTTCCGCAGGTCTGGGCGCAGTAAGCGGCAACAGCAGTGATACTTACTGGAGCAAGAACAAAGGGAATTCTGTGGAAGGCGCACTGGAAAGATATACAAAAATCGGCGGCGCACTGTTCATGATTCTTGCGCTCATCATTAACCTGGTAGGTTAACAAATGCAGAAGAAGATGCCTTTTCGGGGGCATCTTTTTTTATAGGTTTATGGGATTGATAGGACAGAGAGCTTTTGGGCAGGATAAGCACGAGAAAGCATAAGGAGAAGGACATGGACGAGACGGACATTTTAAAGGAAAGAAAAGAACGGATTCTGGCATATATGGAAAGCGAAGGATATGTTCCCATAAAGCGCAGAGATATGCGCGCGATGCTTTCTGTGCCGCAGGAGGACAGAGAAAAATTTGAGAGCCTCATCAATGAGCTGATTGCAGAGGGACGTGTATTTGAAACAAAGAAGGGTAAGCTGGCTTCGCCGAAGGATTTGCAGATGGCAACGGGGACATTTATCGGACACGCCAGAGGGTTTGGATTTGTGACACCCGACGCAGGAGGCGAGGATATTTTTATTCCGGCGAGCGAAACGATGGGCGCGATGCAGAAGGACAGAGTGCTGTATAAGATGCTGCATAAGGCGGAAAAGGGCAAAAAGGCAGATGGCGTAATTGTACGGATTCTGGAACGAGGACAGCAGCGGATTGTTGGCACATTTGAGGCAGGCAGCAAGGGCTATGGCTTTGTGGTAGCGGATGACAAGAAGATTGCGAAGGATATTTTTATTTCCAGAGAAAACACAAAGGGTGCCGTGACGGGGCATAAGGTCGTTGTGGAAATTACGGATTACGGCGAGGACAGACGCAATCCGGAGGGAAAGGTCATTGAAATTTTGGGGCATATCAATGACCCAGGAGTGGATATTCTTTCGGTGATTCGCAGATATGAACTGGCGGTGGAATTTCCGGAGGAGGTTTATGCGGAGATTGAGCACCTTGGGACAGAGGTTGCCGAGGCGGACAAAAAGGGCAGAGAGGATCTGCGCGACCTGTTGACGATTACGATTGACGGCGCGGATGCGAAGGATTTAGACGATGCGGTTTCTCTGAAAAGGCTGGGGAACGGCAATTTTGAACTGGGTGTGCATATTGCGGATGTTTCGCATTATGTGCGAGAGAATACGGCACTGGATAAAGAGGCTTACGCCAGAGGAACAAGCGTTTATCTGGTGGACAGGGTGATTCCCATGCTGCCGCATAAGCTGAGTAACGGAATCTGTTCGCTGA